TGGTTACAAAGGTACAACAGCACTACACTTGACTTATACAGGTGACGGGGTGGGCCATATTGGCATGGGCGCAGTAACTGACAGTGTGCCTCAGTTTGAAGTAATGCGTATGCAGTACCAAAGCAACAATGTTGAGTTCTTAGGTACTATTACAGGTAATGGCAGCGGGTTAACAAACTTGCCGTTTGGTAGCTTAACCGGGCTGCCGGATCCTACTCTTACACTAACTGGTGACGTGAGTGGTTCAGCTACATTCACAAACCTAGGCAATACATCGTTGTCGGTGAGCGTTAACAACGCAAACAATCTAGACGGCCTTAACTCAACTGAGTTCTTACGCAGTAATGCTAGTGATACGTTCACCGGCGGCCAGTTGAATATCAACGCTCCTCTTGAAGTAGACGACTCAGGTCTTGTTGTTGGTAGGGGCAGCGGTAGTGTCGGCCTAACTATTAACGACAGCCAAGGCAATGCCAACCTTACGTTCAACCATGCAGACGGCACAGCTGACGCAGCAGGCAACGTAGCTAGAATAACAGTTAACGTCGATAGCACTTCGGGCGCATACATGGGCTTCGAAGTGGCAAACAACTCGTCAACAGGGTCAGTGTCTCCTGCTAGAATAATGGATGTTACTCCTGGCGGACTTGAGGTTTTCACAGGTAACATAACAGGCAACGGTAGTGGACTAACTAACGTTCCTTATAGTAGCCTAACAGGGTTACCAGATCCTACACTAACACTAACTGGCGACGTGAGTGGCTCAGCTACGTTTACTAACCTAGGCAACGCCACGTTGAGTGTTACTGTAGCAGACGATAGCCACAACCACACTATCGCTAACGTGGATGGACTACAATCAGCGCTCAACGGAAAACTAGACAACGGTGCTACCGCAGCTAACTCGCAATTGTTAGACAGTATAAACTCGACACAATTCCTACGAAGTGATACAGCAGACACTTGCGCCGGCCAGATCACATTTACAAGTTCTGAAGGTATTGAAGTGCAAGCTGGTATAGTTGGCGGTTATGCAGACTCCACAGGTACAGGCAGTGACTGGGGCGGCCCTATTTACTCAATAGGCGACGGATACAACGGCAGTGGCACAGGCAGCGGATTTGTTGTGTCAGGTAGCCAATACGGTACTACCTGGATAAGAACTAGTCACCCAAGTGCACTAAGTTCTATTGTAGGTGAAGGCGAATATCACTACCGAGCAGGTAACCGTTCGGCAGCAATAGGACACCTAGGACATTGGTTTGCAAACGAAGTTAGAGCAACAGGCGACGTGATTGCGTTCTACTCAGACGAGCGCCTAAAGGACTTCCACGGTAAAATCGACAATCCGGTTGACAAGATAAAATCTCTAAATGGTTACTACTACACAGAAAACGAGCTAGCTAAGTCACTAGGTTACACTAATGACAAAATGCAGCTTGGTGTTAGTGCTCAGGAAGTACAGAAGATATTCCCAGAAGCAGTAGAGATAGCACCGATAAGCTACAAGGAAGGTGTTGAAGAAGAATATCTAACTGTTAAGTATGAGAAACTAGTGCCTGGTTTGATCGAAGCTGTTAAAGAACAACAACAGCAAATCGACACACTTCAGGAAACTGTTAACATGCTGATGAAAGAGCTCAAAAACCAAAATAGGAAATGATAGTAAGTGTAGTACGAATAAATATACGTACTACACTTACATAGGATAATAGATGCCATTACCAGCAACAGGTCAAGAAATTTCAATGCAACAGGTTGACAGTTTCTTTGGACTAGGTTTTACACCAATTGAAATGTCTGACTTAGGCAACAGTCTATTAGGAATTTCTGTAGGTGGTACTATAAACCTTAGTGCTACGTTCGGCGGCCTTGATTTAGACATTCTATAACCGTTTTCCACATAACCTCTTGACATTTCTACGTAAATATCGTAAAATAGTATCATCATAGGAGAAAGTATGATTACTGATTACGAACTTTACAACATCCACCTTGCTAAACAATTTTCTAAACCTCGCAAGCTAGAAACACTGGGTCACCTTTTATCAGCCAAAGCTATCACTGAAGACAAGTACAAGGAAACGACCAACGTAGTTCTTGAAGGTGCTGATCTTGACGAAACTCTAAAAACAAGAGATAGTGAAGACAGGAACCATTGGATTCAGCACTTCGCTAGTATTGCAGCAGCAGACCTAATCACATTAGGAAAGGTCCAACCAGAGACTATGCACAGTATGTCTTTGCTGCCAGGAGACGACTTTAAAGAAGTAGTAAAAGAAGCAACGCTTAGAGCAAGGAGACTTAACGCCCAAACGCTAGCAGCAGAAAAAGAAATCAAAAATAATTCACTACCAGAAAATATGGTATGAGCGTAGCAATTTGTATACCAAGCAGGGATCTTGTAAACATAGGGTTTGCAAAGAGTCTTGCTTGCCTAACTGCGAGACTAACTAGTCAGAAAATAGACTACGAAATATTGATTAACTTGGGCTCTGTAATTCCTCAGTTGAGAAACGACCTGGCAAAGGAAGCACTAGCATCAGGCCACGAATGGTTGATGTGGTTAGACACGGACATGCATTTTCCTGAGGACACAGTCGAACGACTAATGTTTCACAACAAGGCAATCGTAGCGGCAGCTTACAGTACTAGGTTTAAGCCTCAGCGCAGCGTAGCCTTTACAGACAAGCTCAATATCGACAATCGTCTATCTCAAAGCGAAGGCCTGCATAAAGCATTTGCAGTTGGCATGGGCTGTATGCTAGTACACAAAACAGTCTATGAAAACTTGCCAAAGCCTTGGTTTGCACATCAATGGAACGAAGCTGAAGAAAACTTCAGTGGAGAAGATATATACTTCTGCAACCTTGCTAACGAAAATAACATCAGCGTTTATGTAGATGCTGACCTCAGTACGGAACTAGCACATTATGGCACAAAAGCATTTATTCTACAAGAAACACAGGACTTTGTTCAAACCAAGTGAAATATACAATGCACAAGATGTATTAAAAAATCACTTTCTACAAGTTCATCCATTTGTGTTTACCAAAGACGGCAACGACGCAACTCAAGTGTCAGGCACCTCGTCGCCTACTGGTTTTGTGTGGCTAGTAGAAGAAGGGCACAACCTTTATCGCACGTTTCCTTGGTACGTAAAGACAAGTAAAAAGAACACAGTTATTCAGTTTCCACAGATGTACAAAAACTTTGACGCTGCAAAGTCTCATACTGTAGTTCAATTAGTTCCTGTAGATGTTACTGGTGATTATCAAACTGAGACAGGCAAACATGTGCCCTGCGAAGCTGATGCGTACAACGGCCATTCTCGTTATGACATATTCTGCTTGTCTGCTGAAGTAATGGAAAACTCCGACATCGAAGGACTGAAATTTGCACACAACATTGCCGAAGCTCAAGAGAAGTCAGAAACAGACTTTCTGTGGATAGTGCCAGACGACGTTGATATCTTAAAAGACTTTGACTTTGTGTACAAACCAGAACCGTGGAGTCTCAACTATGTACACCTGTTTAGAAATGGTCGAGACAGTTATGACGGCGTCATTTTTCTATCTAAATACAGAGAGATTACAGACAAAGAAGAAAAGTTCCGACACTATAGAAAGATGAACTTTGTTGACAGACAAGCATCAACACCTGTGGCATATGAGATTTTCACAGTCAACGAGTACGAAGATTATCTGTCAGCGGTATATTCTACAAAGACTAGGATGTTTTGGGGCATTACACCAACAGCTGATATACCAAAAGACTTTGATTTCAAGTATTTCATTCCCAGCAAAGACAAGACAGGGCTGGCTTCAACTCATGGTTTCGTGAATGCCGGTGTTGACACAGGTGTATACCTTTTTAGTACAAGTGCACCTGTAACAAAAGAAGAGTTTGATACAAAGACTTTTGCTAACGCTAAAGAAAAAGAGTTAGTCTCAAAACCAGCTCCTGACTTCAATTAAGAGCACTAAACACAAAGCCATTATCAGGTAAATACTGTAAGTTTACTCCGCTTGCTCACGGATGACAAAGGAACAATAATGGCTAATAATAGAAACTTCGAAGTAAAAAACGGACTAGAAACTACTCAAACTGTTACAGCAGGTGCATTTGTAGGCGACGGCAGTCAGCTTACTTCTCTTAACTTTGCAAACATTTCAACAAGTCTACCGGACCCGACGCTTACTCTAACAGGTGATGCAACAGGTTCTGCAACATTTACAAATTTAGGCAACGCAACACTCACAGTTAACGTGACCGGAGGCGACGCAGATTCTATAGCCGGAACACCAGCAAGTGGTCTTACACTAGATTACGTAACAAACAACGGCACTTCTACATCCAACACAATTACCACAGGCGGCTTAAACACAGGCAACATTGTCACTAGTGGATACATCAGAGGCGGTAGCACATTAACTATTGATCCTAGCCCTTACAACAACGACTCTGGCAACGTTGTCATTCGTGGCAATCTACAGGTAACCGGCACAACTACTACGTTCGATTCAACTGTTGTTACGATCGATGACATCAACCTATTAATAGCCAACGGAGCAACAAACGCAGCAGCGGCAAATGGCGCCGGTATCACAGCAGACCTAGGTGCAGACGGTGTAGCTACTATCACTTACGTGTCCGGCACTGATAGATGGACGTTTAATAAGAATATCGAAGCGTCAAACTTTATTGGCAACGCATCGACAGCTAACCAGTGGAGTACTGCAAGAACTATCTCTTTGTCAGGCGCAGTAACAGGTAGTACTTCGATTGACGGTTCGAGTAACGTAACCATCTCAACCACGGCCACAGCAGACCCGACACTTACTCTAACAGGTGATGCTACTGGATCAGCTACATTTACTAACCTAAGCAACGCAACTCTTAACGTCAACGTAACAGGCGGTGACGCAGACACACTAGACGGGATTAACTCAACACAGTTTTTAAGAACTAGTGGCGGCGTAACGTATACTTCAAACTCGGCTGCTAATCCGTTTAATGTTACGCGCTCTGGCGGCGTTGGTGAATCATTAGGAATCAGCGTCGGCGATACGGAAGCAACTTTACGCAGACAAAACGACGAAACCACAGCTGATGTACAGTTTGATTTAATTGCAACAGATACAGAAACAGGCGGCGGCGCAAGCGCAAACTCAGGCAGCATTAGATTCAATCAGTCACCGTCAGGAACAACAATTACTATTAATGGCGATCGTGTACTAACCACTGCTGACGACGTCAGTGACGCGGATACTCTAGACGGACAGAATGGCGTCTACTACCTGAACTTCAACAACTTCAGCAACGTTCCTGATCCTACTCTCACGCTCACAGGTGACGTAAGCGGATCGGCTACCTTTACAAATTTAACCAACGCTACTCTCTCAGTAACAATAGCAGACGATAGCCACAACCACACTATCGCTAATGTAGACGGACTGCAATCGGCACTTAATGGTAAGTTAGGAGCATCAGCTACCGCATCAAACTCACAGCAGCTAGATGGTCTGGATTCTACTGCGTTCTTAAGGGCAAACGCAGCTAACGATTACATCGAATTTGTTAACAACGAAATCACTTCCTATAGTCAAGATGGTCGCATGTGGTGGGATGCTAGCGAAGGTGCTTATGTAGTAAGCAGTAATGCTCCAAATAATACAGGCCCTGCTCTACTATGGAGTTCTGCAAACTTTACCGCAGGCACTGGTCTAAGCGTTTCTTACACAGCATCAGATCGACCTACTCTAAGTCTTACAGGAGATTCGTTCAGCTCAACAGCAACCTATAGTGGATTAACAGCAGGCGATGCACAAACGCTAGACGGAATTAACAGTACAGGATTCGTTCAGCTCGACCAGAGAAACGACGGATATCTTTGGGTTAGAAGAAGTTCATCGGGTTCTGCTCTGTATGTAACACAACAATCAACTGGTGACATCGCTCGTTTTTATCAAGGCTCCGGCGACGGCACAGAAGTAGCTTCGGTACAAAACGACGGTACGATTGTGAGCTCAGCTGGCTTCGTTGGTGACGGATCGCAGTTAACAGGTATTACAGCGTCTAACGCAAGCACACTAGATGGTATAGATTCGACGCAATTCCTTAGAAGTGACACCAGTGATTCTGCTTCTGGCGTAATTACGTTTACAAACGTAGTAAACCATAGCGGTACTGTAACACTTGCTGACAGAATACTGCACATAGGCGACGAAGACACTTACATGCAGTTCCATAACCTCAAACAATGGCGTGTTGTTACTGGAGGTGGCGAACGTTTAGAGGTAACAAACTCAACAACAACTATTCAAACAGATCTTGTTATACCGTCAGGTACTGTAGGTACCAACGCCACAAGAGATGTGTTCATATCTACGTCAGGGCCGGGGCCAGGCGACGGTCAGGACGGTGACATCTGGTATACGTACACCCCTTAATTTAACATGTCAATAACTTGAATTACTGTCTTGAGTTTGTTCTGGATGGTTTTGTTTTGCAGAGTATTTCTGAGACCATGGTGCAGAGGTTTTGGCCACTTGGTAAAACTTGTCCAAGCATACCCGTCGTGTTCGTAGTTTAACTGCGGAATGAATTCACTTTTTACAAGCGTTAGATAAGTGTGGAACAAAAAGTGATCGTCGTTGGATACAAAACTTTCTAAAGGCATAATCTTTACAATCTCGACATCACCTATTTCTTCTTGTATCTCACGCTGTAAACCTTGCCACGGAGTCTCAACACCTTCGTTAGTGCCACCAACAAGCCCCCATTGATTCTTGTGTTTACCCTGGGTGCGGTGAATGAATAAAAAACGTTTGGTGTCAAGTGCGTAAAACAAAGCACCAGAGCATATTATCTGGTCCATACAAATAGTTAGCTCAGTAAGTCAAGTCGCCAAGCGCCGTTTGAATATTCGCCTTCCCAGCTCTTGATCCAGTATTCGCCTGTCCACTTGTATTGGAAACCTGTGTTTAGGTTTGTAGTGTGTGATGTTTCTGTTTCTTCTGATGCGTCGAAAACAATTCTCCAACGATTAGATCCTGCGTTTGAATCAAAGTACCATTCGACAATGTCGTTTTCGCTAGCAACAAAGTCAGTACCATCTTGGTTCTTCCATGCATCAGCACCGTCGGTGTTGTCACTGTCGCCAATGTTGTTTAGTAGAAGCAGTCTAAGACCTAGTTCTTTAACCTCTGATGGATTAAAACGTGTAGGGTCTATGATGTAGTCGATGTTTGTTCTGCCTTCAATAATAGTGTCCTCTGGAATAGTATCACCGTCCCAAGCAATATTGATTACAGTTTCGTCCTGTTCGTCGAGCTCGATATTGCCTACAATGTAGTTGCCGGTGTCTTCAGAGCGTAAAAATATTCTACTAGAACCTGCTTGATATGTGCCTGGATATGCTTCAAACATCTCTAACCAACTCACAGTGCCAATGCTTCTGCCGTTAACAATTTGTGCCTGATTGCCTGTAACATATAGTCCAAAGTTTTGCCACGTAGTTGTAGTAACTGTTCTGTTATTAGTTGTTAGTTCTGTTGTTGTAAGTGTTTCGTTACCTGCTTCGTTGTCTGACAAGTCGTTGCGTTTGTCAGCTGGTACAGGTGTGTCGCTCCACGCTAACAATTCAGGACCACTAAGGCCTAGTTCGACCTGACCTTTGCTTTCGTCGAACACACTGGTAATAATCTTCTGTACAACGCCTAGCTTCTTGACTTTAACAGGTGAGCTAATCCATATCGGTGCACTGAATGACATTTGCGCAACGTCTATCTCAGAGTCGACACCTACCGGAATAGCACGAGAACTAAAGTTTATGCTTTCAAAGTTAACAACTGAGAGGCTTGTCCAGTCAATATAGTTGTCTGTTGTTTGTATCTCAAAACTAGGATTAAACAGTGCAAGTAGTTGCTCTATAATCTGTAGTTTTTGATTAGTGTTTGACGACCATATATCAACGTTCACTCTTAGAGTATAAGGACTTGGCATTAATCGTTCAACTGTGTAGTTTTGTCCTTGAGTATTTAGGTATTCGTTGTTGACACTGTCGTATGCACGTTCTCTTACATTAACTTTACTTACTAGACTCCTGTCTCTTGTGCGGCTTCTGTCCATTTCAAGGCCAGTGATATACACAGCCATACGTGGTGCACTAGGTAGCTTGTTCTCAGAATTGTCTCTGATAATGTTTGCAACTTGCCGTGTTAAGTCGCCGTACATAGCAGGCACTTCTCTTAGATTACCGTTTGTGTCAGCATAAGAAAAGTTACTCATTAGACGTATAATCTGAGTAAGATATCTTCTTATCTGTCCATCGTAAAAATGATCCATTAATTATCCGCCTTAGGACGCAGGGCTTTTGATAGACTCTGTTTCTCTGGGAATGTCTCGCCTGCAACCGTTGTTGTGTTGTCGTTGTTGATAAATGTACCTTGTTGTGTTTGTCTATTGCTGCCGTTTGTCATTGTCATTCTAACGTCGTCGTAGACCTTGCGCCATCTGTCGCCTGTGAACTGAAACAGCCTGTTTGGCAAGAAGTCTGTGCGCAGGAAGTAATCGCCTTCAACGTTGTCTGGCGGAAACTCACCACCGAAACCAAACACCTCACCGTTGGGTGCGCTATCTTCTGTAACTAGATATCCTTCGTAACCCAAACGCTTTGGTTTACCGTATATTCCGTCAGCTGTTGCTGTAAATGCACTAGCGTCCAAATCACTATCGTCGATAGTCTGTAAGTTGACGCTGCCGTCATGGTTTACCGCCACTGTATAGTAGTGTGTTAGGTCGTAGCCGCTTTGCGGAGCGTCTGCCTCAGCTTCTGCAACAACAGAATTACTGATCTGCATCTCTCGCTCAAACGTGCTGAGTAGATCGCGCAGTGTGTTGTCCTCGTAAGGCTTCCAAAAGTCTGTGTCAGTTGGCAAGTTGCCTTGTGTTTCTTCTGTAACTTCGTACAGCTTACCTTTGTAACGTAGGACTTGTCCTACTTGATATGTTTTGTCAGGATCGTAATCACCTTCAAATAAATCTTCGTTTTCAGGACGCTCAAGTATTTCACTAAATTCTTGTGTGTCCGACAATTGTTTGAGTTTCAATCTGTACAAGTGTGGATACCACGTAGGTGTAAAACCTTCAGCAGCTCTGTTGACATCTTCAACTACGTAAAATCGTTTGAGTGCACTTTCGTAATCATTAGCAGCATACTCGTCCTCTAGGTGCGGCAGTTCAATAACGTCGCCGCTCATAATCTTTCTGCCTATAGTCTTAACTGAACTTGTGATGTGCACAGTCATAAAGATAGTATCGTTCGATAGAAATAAGCCAAACTGTGACAAGTCAAAGTCGATGTCTTGAACGTTATAGATACCTCTAATACGATAGATATCTGGATCGTATTTTCTGTCACGGTTTTCAAGGAATATTAGATCTTGTATCTGTGTTTCGTCCTTGACTACATCGCCATCGTCTGTGCCAATATATTTGTGTATGTGAACGGCCGTGCCACCAACTGTGAACTGTTCAAGAATGATCTTGTCCAAATAGTAGTAGTCGTTGCCTCTAGTTGGTTTGTAATTCGATATGCGAGGAATAGCCGTTCTCCTTTTATGTATCTGTATTTATACTCTAAAAGCTGATAAATACTATGGGAGAACACTTATGACGGATTCATCAATAGAAAACGAATTAGCAACACAAAAACAAGAGATATTTGATTATGTAAAAGCATTCTTAGGCGGCGGCATGATTGATGTAGAGCTTGATCCTATTCACTACGAGACAGCTCTTGAAAAAGCACTTACACGGTTCCGTCAGCGTTCTGATCATGCAGTAGAAGAATCGTATTTGTTCTTGCCGCTAGAAGCAGACAAAAACGAATACACGCTTCCTAGAGAAGTGATTGAAGTACGTAAACTATATCGCAGAGGTGTTGGCTCGCGTGGTAGCAGTGGCGGTAATGGTTCACTGTTTGAACCGTTCAACCTAGCATACACAAACACATATCTCCTCAGTGGTTCTACTAACTTAGGTGGCCTAGCAACTTACGACTTCTTCGCTCAACACCAAGAACTAGTGGGTAGAATGTTTGGTTCGTTTATTGAGTTCAAGTGGAATACCACTACAAAGAAGCTGACTCTGCTACAGCGTCCTCGTAACCCACAAGAGTCTATCCTAATCGAAGCATACAACTATCGCCCAGATACGCAACTGTTTCAAGACTACCTAGCAAAGCAGTGGATCAAAGATTACACACTTGCTGCATGTAAGTATATGCTAGGCGAAGCACGAAGCAAGTTTGCTACAATTGCTGGGCCACAAGGCGGCACAAGTCTTAACGGTGATTCACTAAAAGCAGAAGCACAAGCCGAAATGGAAAAACTTGACATAGAAGTAATCCAGCAAGTGGCCGGCGGGGTAGGTTACCATTTCTTAATCGGTTGATTTAGGTTGACATCTAGTAGTTCTTCAGTTATACTATCTATATAACTGGAGACATGAATGACAATCCCACCCAAACTGATGATAATAGGACACGCTCGACACGGCAAGGACAC